CGTGGTTTGAAATGGGCGGCTCGCCCGGCTTTCGGTTTGACGGCTCCGCTGACTGGGGTTCGTCTTCGTATGTCGGCTCGCGCCTTTGCTTTATCAGCGAAGAAGTTGCCGACTACATCGCGCAGCAGTTTATTGACTTGTACCGCGATTACTTTGTAAAGTAAAATGAAACAAGGCTGTGCAATGGTTGGAGCGGCTCGCCCGGCTTTCAGTTTAACGACTCCGATAACTGGAATTCGAATTCGAATGTCAGCTCGCACCTATGCTAACGATATAACTGTTGCAGGCCCTACCGAAAGGTAAAAAAACACGTGACTTAAACGCCAGGTCGTTGGTAGTGTAAGCGAAGGCGACCTGAAGAAAGCAAAGGAGGAAATATGAAATATATCACGATCAATCTAAAAGATGAAACAAACGGTATTATCGTTAACAAGAAGTCGATATGCCTTGACCTGGATAAGATTATCTATATTCTATACGAAAGAGATTGCCGGGTAAGAAAAACAGACTTATTCGAAGACGATTATCAACGCATCCAAATCATGTTGATGGGCAATGAGTCAATAACCATAATGGGTAAGGACGCAGAGCTAAAGACAATAACCGAAGTTCTTGGCTTAAAGGTAGAGTCTGAAGTTAATCTTTCTGAAGGTGTATTAAAGTGAAACGCCTCAACAACCTTTACGAACAGATCACCAGCCTGGCCAACCTACAGGAAGCCGACCGCAAAGCACAACAGGGCAAGGCCAACCAGTATGGGGTAATTAAGCACAACCAAAACCGCGAGGCCAACCTGCTAGTGTTACAAGACTTACTTCAGAGCAAGACCTACCGCACATCAACCTACGATGTGTTTACCGTGCACGAACCGAAGGAGCGCATTGTGTACCGGTTGCCTTACTTCCCTGATCGCATTACGCACCACGCCATAATGAATGTGCTGGAGCCGATATTCGTTCGCACCTTCACGGCTGACACGTACAGCTGCATAAAGCAGCGCGGCATTCATGCCCTGCTCAACAAACTCAAGCGTGACTTAAACGACACTGAAGGCACCCGCTATTGCCTGAAGTTTGACATAAAGAAATTTTACCCGAGTGTTGATCACTACACACTCAAGCAGCTCCTGCGCAGAAAATTCAAAGACAAGGATTTGCTGTGGCTGCTCGATGAGATTATTGACAGCGCACCGGGCCTGCCTATTGGCAACTACCTGAGCCAATACCTGGCTAACTTCTATTTAACGTACTTCGATCACTGGCTGAAGGAAGAGAAGCGCGTGAAGTATTACTACCGCTATGCCGATGATGTAGTGATATTAGGCAGCAATAAGCGCGAGCTGCACCAACTGCTGGAAGACATTAAACTATACCTGGAAGAACTCAAGCTGGAGGCGAAAGAGAACCACCAGGTGTTTCCGGTGGCAGCGCGTGGTATTGATTACGTAGGCTACGTGTTTTACCACACGCACATTCGGTTGCGTAAGCAAATCAAAAAGAACTTTGCCCGGAAGCTCGCAAAAAGAAAGGCCCCAGCGCCCTGGTGTGCATCATACCTGGGCTGGCTGAGCCACTGTAACGGAAAGCATTTAACTAAAAAACTGATACAACATGGAAGATGATTATGAAGTAGACTATGAGAGCAGCTGCTCTAAATGCGGACATTCACCCATACACCACCGCGACTGCACAAACTTGTTCTGTGAAGATGGGTATATTGATGAATCGGAAAATGACCCGATAAACTTTATGCCTGGTGAATCGTTGCGAGGCTGCGAAGAATGCAGAGGCACAGGCATTGAAGTGTGGTGCCCAAATTGCGGGGCTAATTTATCAGGTGTTGAACATAGCGTTGATGAAGATGAATAACTTCAAAGACTTCAACATCAAGCCGCGCATCAACAACTTTGTAGGCGAAAAAATACAGGTTCAAAAGCTGTTCAACCTCACCATAAAAGTGCTGGACTTTAAGCTTGAACCCTCAAAGCAAAAGAAGGGCACCCAGCTGCTTACCCTGCAAATTGAAAAGAGCGGAGAGAAGCGCGTTGTGTTCACCGGCTCAACCGTACTCATAGATCAGATCAAGCGCGTACCCGAAAACGGCTTTCCCTTCACCACGATAATCCGTGGTGATAATGATTATTACGAGTTTACCTGAAAACACTATCTTTGTCATGCTACAATTACAGACACGTTTAGGAGGAAAGTATCACCTGAAAGGCATAGCCGGTCAGGGTTTGATACCTCCTCTGGACGTGTCGAGTTGTAATTGTAGCAAATTTCAACAGCCCTGTACCGGCTTATTTTAACCATCAAACCAAACAAGCTATGGAAACCAATAATCCAAAGCCTTACCCAACCCGAGAAGAATTACTGGCAGCGCACAGAAGGAAGCAAAACAAAATGTGGCTTACACTATTAGGTGCCGTTGGGGTACCCGTTTTGTTAATCATCATCTTTAGCAGCGGTGATCGTGACTATTCATCACAACCGGCCAGGCCTGTTACGCACGAAGATGTTATTAAGCAACAATTCAGTGGATGGGACGGCAGTCATAAAAACCTGACCAAGCTGATCAAGGACAACATGCACGACCCATCCAGTTATGAGCATGTAGAAACGAGCTACAGTGAAATTGATGCCAACACATTGTATGTAACTACTGCGTACAGGGGTAACAATGCCTTTGGTGCCAAAGTGCTTAACAAGGTTGAGGCTGAAGTAAGTGTTGATGGTAAGATTTTGAAAATACTATCGGAATGAAATCTGAAAAACCAAGATTCAAAATTGTATTCAGGGCCGATTACGTACCAGGATCAGAGAGTTCGGTCAGCGATTTCTGTATGCCTATGAATGATGCAGCATGGAATATTGCTGATGAATATTCAAGGAGGATGTTAGTTTTTTGGGGTAACCGTTTGAATAACGAGGCCTTGGTAAGGATGAGACCAATTCGTATGAGAGGAATTTTTTACTAATGGGCCAGTATTGCTACTTAATCAACCGAGAAAAAAGAATCTACACAGAAGCTTATAAGTTAAGCGGAGGCGGTGAAGAAGTTCTTCGTGTTGAAGCTCCTGATACTCTTGCGAGGTTTCTGGAGTATTGCCGTGAAAATAAATTATCGGTTGAATGTGTGTCGGATCACTTTTTCACAAGTGATGAAAATGATTTAGAACGTCCGTTCAAAGAATATACTAACCCTTCAACACCCGCTCAATCGTAGCGAGGGCCAGACAAAATTCTTCGGCAAGGGTATTCATTACATCATCGTAGCGCTTGCGCTCAACGTTGTACAGGTGGTTGAAGCGTTCATTGATACGCTTGTTGCGTGCGGCAGTATTTTGCTGGCGGCTTTCCCTGATCTTGTCCTCACGTGATAATGTTTCCTTCACGGGCAGATTAAAAAATGACAACTGTCGCCTGGCGGTTGGTGCTTCCGTTGTGGTGATCATGTAAACAAAATACATGAAAAAATAGGGAAAAGACAAATTCACACCTGCGACACCCCCTCTGTGTCTCCCCCTTAAGGGGGAGAATGGTGGAGTTAATTAGTTAACGGCTGGTGTGATGTTTAGTTCCGGATCAGCTGAAGTTGTAGTTTTTACATCGGCATGATCGAACACTAACGTGGTGAATAATTGCAGCGTGATTTGCAACCCACGAATGGCGTGTGGTGTAACCGGCAGGCCATCGCGTGTGATGGAATTGAAAATTGTTTTGTCGTTTGGTGTGTTGGCCAGCGCTGCAAACTCATCGAGGTAGCTAAGCTTTGCACTAAAGCCGGATAACGCTTTGTAAATATCATCTACGAGTTGTGCGTGATCGCGTGCAACGGATTTCTTTACGCGCTTATCATTATCAAACATGTTGGTGGTTACCAGGTGCACAATGATTTCCGTCTCGGCCATTTGGTGGCCGAAGCTGAGCTGCTGTGTAGTGATGGGCCTGAACTCAATGAATACTGCGGGTTCAATAAGCATGAGCGTGGCTTTGTCTTTCTTGTTGTATTGGTCGAGGTACCAATCAACGAGTTTAAGTTCGGCAACTTGTGCGGTGAGTCGCTTTTTCAGTATTTGGTATGGGTAGGTGTACATAACAGTTTCGGATTTAAGATTTCGGATTGTCGATTTCAGGTAGCGGAACAGTTTTGTCTTTCAGGTCATGGGTACAATCTCCCAGGAATTTTATCATGCCATCGGTGATGAATGAATGACAGCGCTTGCTGTATTGTTCGTATGCCGCCCAATCTTCCTTTGGCAGTCGTTGCTTGTACGCTTCACCTTCAACGTGCTTACCTGTACGAACCAAAAGCGAGGGTGTAAATGTTGGCATTTCAAAATTACCATTGAAACCCCAGCATGGCCTACCGTTTTTCGGATCAACATTCAGGTAATGCTTTTCATTGCAACCCGGACAGAAAATTGCAACTGTTCCTTTTTCTTTATCGAACCACCTTGCTTTCATCGGAATATTTTATCCATTTCAGTATCCATAAACTGTTCGAGCTCGCGCTCTATCTGTGCGTTGGTTTCGCCAGGCTTTGGCATGAACTGGCGTTGCGGCATTTGAAAGCCGGAGCGGCCCGCCTTTAACCCCTCGTTGTGCACCTGTGCATACTCTACATCGGTGCCAATGCCTACATCAGCGCCACGCTGAAACGTTTCGAACGACCTGCGCAAGTCGCCACTCTTCACCAGCAACTTGCGGTTGCCTGCACTTTTGTCGGTGCTTTTGCGCGGAGCCCACTTGCTGCCCTTGGCCTTGTACTGCTCTTGGTCGAACGAGCTTTGTACGCTGTTCATCAATATCAACTCGGCTTTTTCGGGCAGTCGCTTTGATACCAGGAGCTTGTATTGTACCAGCTGCCGTTGCAAGTCCTGACTTAGTGTTTTACCTGTTCTTTTATTTCTGAAGCTCATATACTACCTTTGTTATGGGCCGCGAGGCCCGCCACCGGAGGCTCTCTGCATTTGCGAGGTCTCCGGATTTTTATTTCAGCCCTTCACGAATCAACTGCTCTATA